AATGGAGCAAATGCTCCCGTCCGTGAAGCGAAGCTCCACACAGGCGGTATCCATATTGAACGCACAGCTTATGAGCTTTTCCATGGGTATATCCTCTTGAATTTGATGTTATTCTATCCCGAAACTAAACTTCAATGTCCTTGATAAAAACAAGAAATCCGAACCCATTCCCTATCGGAATCAAGTTCGGATTTCTCAAGTATGGTGGAGACTGCTGGACTCGAACCAGTGACCTCCTGCGTGTGAAATAGCTACGAACGCGCGCTTTGCGGAATTATGTTGCAATAACACGGAATAAAACAGAATAAATGTAACAATACGGGATTAAATGCTTCAATATTCCGCTTCATTCCTTCGCGGTTGCTAACAAATCCCTAACAGGTCTACTCCCGGCACATGTCCTGCAAGCGTCTGACGTCGGCAGCCCTCTCGATCTGCTTCCTGTGCAGATAGTCATAGAGACACTTCATACCCTCGGGCGGCTCGCCGTGCTCCTGCCGGTACTTCTGGATGACGCCAGTGACCTCGGCGTGGAGCATCGTCATGTGATGCATCTCTTCTCCGGAAAGCTCGTAAAACGTCTTCGCAAGAGCAGGACATTCATCCTTGTACTCGAGGGCGCATTTCGCGTACTTCATCGCGTCCTCGATTTCCTCGTCGACCATCGCCGACAGTTTTTCAATGAGTTTCATTTTCTTCCTCGCTTTCTGCGGTCAGCTTCGGCATCACTTTTTTTATCTCCGCGATTGCCGCGTCGCCGACCTGGTTGCCGATGCTGCGCCCTGTGGGCGTGGCCACCATCGCGCCAAGCAGCATACCGATCAAGAGCTTCACCATCGCGCACCTCTCAGATTCGCTGCACGCGCAGCGCCACATTATTGACCGTAGCAGCAACACCGGTGAGTACCAGCGTCAGGGCGGACCCGGCCGCGCAGCAGACCTGACGCACAAGCGCTGGAATGCTGAGATCGACCGTGCCATTGGCGGCAGCAGTCTCGGATGCAGTCGCGCCGGGGACGGCGACGCCGTCCTTGTAGAGTGTAACGGTGACGGTTCCGGCAGCGGTAGGCGTGACGGTGACCGAGGCGTCGACATCGTAGTAACCGGCGCCGGTGATGTTGACAGCGTTGCCGTTGAGAGCCACATCACAGCCGTAGCGGCGGATAAGGCTGCCAAGAGGAATGACGCCGTCGACCGCGACAGCGGTAGGCGTCTGCATGGCAGCGTAAAGAGCGGATTTACAAGACATTTTTATTCTCCTTCCATAAAAAAATAGGCGGGACGATTGCCCCGCCTGTTACCCGGCCATAGGGGCCTGCCATGTTCCCCGAGTGGGGAATATGGTCTCAGAGGTTGGTATTGCCGTTGCAGCCGCAAGACGCGGGGATGATCTGGCCTGCGCCGGTCGAAGCCACGCCGTACAGTGCGGGCTTGGTCAGCATGCGGCCTTCGATCGCATCCAGACGGCGGTTGAAGCCGCAGCAGCAGTCGGAAATCTTCGCCGAAAGGGCGTCTGTCTGCTCCTTGGTGAAGATGCCGTTCTTGAGGTTCTGGTTCTCCATCTTGAGGTCGAAGATGGTCTCCTGCAAGCGCTGCTCGTAAATGCGGCTGGCCTGACTGGTGATCGCCTCGGTGCTGGCGTTGATCGCCATGCGCGTGTCGTTGCTCTGCTGCTCGATGAGATACTGCGTGCGGGACGTGTCGATGATCCCCTGCTTTTCGACCTCGCAGTTGCTCACGCGGTTGCAGCCGGTGTCATTGACGGGATACGGCATATTGCCGCGGCCAAAGCCGAAGCCGTTGCCAAAGCCGCCAAACAGCGCCGCGATGACGATGATGATAAACAGTACCGCGAGCCAGCTCATGCCGGTGCTCTGATCGTTGTTCATGGTGCATTCTCCTTTCCTCAAAAATTATTCCAACGGCTATTTCAGCCGGGGGAATTTGGTTGAGCGCCCCGTTTTGCCCTTCTGCGGGGTCTGTGAGGCGTTCTGCGCGCCGCCAAGTATCTTGTTGGCATCGGAGCGCAAAGCCTCTGGTGTCGTCCCGAGAAGCCCGCACAGGGCCTTTGCCTGCATTGTGCGCCCGTAGCGAGAATATAGGCTGTCGGCAATGCCCGGATCAATGCCGAGCCTGCGTGCCGTGCTCTGCACGCCCTCCAGTGTGTCAGCTGTCCCGCTGATCGCCTGCTCCGCTTTCGTTGCCGCGCTTTGCAGGTCTGCGGAGGGGAACATTTTCGACGCTGCCGCTATGATCTGCTTGAGGTCCATTCTCTTTCAGCTCCTTTACTTGGTCCGAGAGGCCTTTGATGACCTCGGCCATGTCGCTCATGGCCGACTGCATCTCACTCATCAGCTGCTCCTGCGTTTTTGGCGGCGTGATGACGCCGAGCTCAACGAGCTTGTCGTAATACTGCTGCGTCGTGCCTTCCAGCTCTGCGTAGGCGGCAGCCGTCTTCCCAATGAGCTGCTGGCGGTTGCCGAAATAGTCGGTCTGGAAAATATCACCGTTGTCGATAACACACATCATGCAGTTTCCGCCGCTGTATCCGGCGATTGCAAACTGGTCCATGCGCGCACCTCCTTTTGTTGCCTCAATAATAACGAAAAAGAGACCCCGCAAAGAGCCTGAAAAAGGTCTTTGTAGGGTCTCTTCTTTATGTGTTTTTGATACCGTCCGCGATTTTGCTGTATGCCCGGCGTCGCCGCGTCTTCACGTACTCCGGTGAGACGTGCAGCGTCTCCGCGACTTCGACGCGGCTCTTCCCACGCACATCGCATTCAATAAGGCAGTACGCCTCATCCTGCGGCAACTCAAACGATAAGATATACGCCACGGCCCGTTTTGGGGCCATAGAGGATAATTGCGCGCGGATTGACCTGTGCTGACTGTCCATGCCCGTGTAGGGCTTGCAGAGGCGCTTGCGCGTGGGCTTTCGCCGCCCGCTCCTTCCTTACTTTTTCGACCGCTCCAACTCCGGTTTACTTCATTGTTGCAAGTTTCCTGATGAGATCGTCGCCGTATTTGTAAGCGGCGAGGTAGTCCATCGTCGCATCAGCCAGACCGGAGCGCTTCTTGAGCACCTCGCGGTAGCTTGCCTCATACTTCGGGCGGTATGCGCCCAGCACGAGCGACTTCGCCCGCTTCTTACGGTATACGCCGTCACCGTTGGCCTGACTGCCCGCCGTGCCGCTCGATGTATTGCCCTCAATAGCTGTTACATACCGCCCGCTCGCACTCTCGCAGATGCCCGTATGGTCGGTCTTGACCTTCGTGTTGGGAAAGTCATAAATGAGCACGTCGCCCGGCTGATAGCCGGACGTGACCCATTGTCCGTGAGCCTTGGCGTAGCTCATCAGCTCACCGCAGCTCGCGGTCTTCCCGCCGCCGTAAAAGAGCTGCTTGTCCGCCTGCTGGAAGCACCACCACACGAACTGCATACACCAGTACACGCCGTCCACGCCGTAAGCCTTGCCGTACTTCTGGCGGTTGCCCGGCTGCTCCACCGTGCCGATCTCCTTGCGCGCGATGGAAAGGATGTCTTCTGCTCTCGCCATGCTTACGCCGCCTTTTCTGCGCCGTAGAGCTTGCTGTGCAGCTCAAGCACCGCCGCCTCAATGGCCGCGTCCAGTTCGTCCTCGTCTAAAATGATGCCGCGCTGCTCGAGGTAGTCGAGCACCCACTGCTTTTTCTTGTCGCCGTCCGCTGCGGTGTAAATCTGCTCCGCCGCTGCGACCGCGATCTTGACCCACTTGAGCGCCTCCGTCACCTTGTCGCTGCCGTAGCGCTGCTTGAGGTAAGGGAACAGGACTGCCGAGATGCTCAGGCAGACCAGTCCGATAAGCATTTTAACGATCTCTGTCATATCAAATGTCATTGTTGTTCTCCTTTCGTTTCCGTCCAACGATAATTTCTACCAGTGTCAGCAGCCCGGTAAAGGCTTCAATGATGCCGCCCGTACCCAGCAGGTACGGGAAGATGTTGTCCCACTGCCACCCCTTGATGCTGTAAAAGATGACTGTGTAGATCACAAAAGCGGCGATGAAAATGCCAACGATAATCAAAATGATGTTCCTCGTTCGCAATTTCGATGCTTTTTTGATAAGGCGCCTCATCCGACCGCCCCACTCAGCAGCCACGCGATAAACGCGCCCGCCAGCGCCGCGAGAGCCTTGTCGACCAGACTGTCCCAGCGTTTCCCCGCCTTGCCCGTGATGGCCTTTACGTCCTCTTTGATCTCCTTGACGTCTCCCTCGACGGTCTCCTGCTTGGTCGCCAGCACTTCGACAGACGTTGCCAGCCTGTCAAGTGCCGTTTGATGCTCCTGCAACTCGTTGATCCTGTGCGTGTTGCTCTTGCACCGCGCGTCAATCAAGGCAATGTCTGCGTCATCGTAGTGCTTTGCATTGTCCATTTTTCACGCCCCCTTATTTTTATGGTGTTCTCCATTGAGCCTATCATGCCGCCTCCGCAAATTCACCACGGGGCAAAAGAACCTGTCGGTGGTCCGACAGGTTCTTTTTCTTTACGTCGCTTTCCTCCTCATGATTGCAAGCTGCTCGTCCACCCTCGCGCGGTTCCAATGGCGAATCTTCTTCGGCACGTCCAGATATTCGTACATCGCCGTGCGCTGCTGCTCGTTAAGCCCCGAGCGGAACAGCATTTCCATGATCTGCAAGCCTTTGCTGTAGTCGATGCTGTCGCCGTCCTTGTCCTTCAGCATTTCGCACTCGCTCGCCGCCGCCTTGCAGGCCGCAAACACGCCGGGGGCGATGCGGTACTGCTTTTGTGCCTCCTGCGCATTCTGGATCCATTTGGTCGTGATCTCGTACTGCCCGCCGGAGTTTTCTTTCAGCGCCACCGCCTCGGCGTAGCTCTTGACGTAGCCAAGCGCCTTGTCTTTGCCCTCGTCAGAAAGGCGGGAGAACGCGCCGCTGCTCGTTGCCTTATCAGCCTGCGCGCGGTAGGCATCGCCCTTCTGCGTCTCGTACTTGCTGTACGAGCTCGCGTTCAGGTCCGCCGCGCTGAATTTCTCATCGCCCTCGCCGCTGTCGTAGGCGTACTTCCCGCGAATGCCCAGCAGGTCAAGCGACTTCTGCGGGAACGAGTAGTTGGACTCGCTCTCGGCCTTCTTGTTGTAGCGGGTTTTGAGACTGCTTTGGATGCTCTCGCCGTCAAGCCCCATCTGCTCCATCAGGTCGCGGCGGACATGATCGTAGGTCGCATAGTCTCCCTGCTCGAGCGCATCATAGAGGATACCGATAAACCGGCTCCTGTTGCCGCTGTTGGCAAGATTGTAGCTGAACTTCTCCACCTCATACTGGAAGCCGAGGCTGCCGCTCGCCTGTGCGATGGTGCGCAGCGTCGCCATAAGGTCACGCTTGATGTTGGCGACCGGCAGACCAAACATCTTGCTCGCCGCAGCCAACAGCGTGAGCGTGGCCTCCTTGCGGGTCTTCTTGCCGTCACCGCCTGCGCTGTCAACAAAGGCTCTCGCCGCGTTGATCAGATCGGAGAAAACCTCCATGTCAGGGCGGGACACATCATAGCCCTGCGCAAGCGAGAGAACATCCTTTGCGAATGGGATTTGCGCCACGGGGTTCATGTTGCTGCCGACGTTTCCGTTCAGCACGACGTTGCCGATCAACTCGAGCGCGTTCTTCTCGTCTCCCTCCACGCCCGTAAAGGCTGAAAGAAACTTTTCCCAATAGTCCTTGTCTCGGTCATCGTCGCGCAGGCCGTCGACGATGCTCTGCGCCAACGCATTCACCACATTCGTAACGACCAGCGCCGTCGCCGCGCGGCCCAGCGTCTTCAAAGCCTTGCTGCGCTTCGCCGGGTTCTCCTCATAGCGGAAGTTGTCGTAGCTGCGAAGCAGCACGTTCAGGCTCATGATGGGCTCGCCCATAAAGGCTGTCGCCTGCTGCGAGAGGGTGCTCTTGCCACGCATGATGTTGCTGCGCTGCAAGATTCCGTCGACGACCTGCGTCTGATCGATCATGTCGGAGAACACATCGTTGACCGCGCTGTAAAATTCGTTGCTGCCCGCGCGGACGTCGGGCTTTTCACGCTTCACCTGCCACTCGCAGGCGTTCCACAGCTTCCCCCACGTCGCGGAATCCGCCTTGCCAGCCGCAGCGCCCGCGAGGTCGTTCAGCTTGTTCGTCACGCCCTCTTTACCGTAGAAGCGGTCTTTCAGCGTGTACGGCGACGAGATATCAAAACTGCCGACGTCCTTTCGCATTGCGATTGGGGAATGCTCAAGCGCTTTCTCCCAGCCGCTTCCCTTCGTTACGCCGCCGGTCATGCCCTTTGCCATGTCCTTCGGGTCAAGAACCGCCGCCGCGCGGAAGAAGGCCGTCGGCTGCTGGATGACGACACGGATGTTCGCGCCGACAGACGCACCCTTGAATTTGCCGACGAACTTTCCCATCTTGCCCGTGATCGGCTCAAAGTCTTTCGTGCCGATGCCGTTCTGAATGTCGCCCATCAGTTTTTGCCAATACTGCTGCGCGCCATTGCCGCCCTTTTCGTCGAGTAAGCCCTTGACGGTCATGATTGTCTTCCCCGCGTCGTTGCGGTACTGGAAGTTAAAGAAACGGTTTGCATCCTCCATCGGTGCGAGCCATGCCGCGTAGTCGATCATGTCGGATGCATGGTCGGCAAACGTATCAAACACGCTGCGCAGTTCCACGGCGTTATTCGCGTTCGGCGTCACCTGCTGCGCCATGCCGATATTCTTGATGGAGCGCACATTGCCTCTGTCCTTTTCGGCGTCTGTGTGCAAGTTTGCCTCCGCCGATTTGATGGGCCAGTAATTCCGCTCGGTGAATTTGCGGTAGCCGTAGGCCTGCATGCTCGCATCGTTGCCGTACTTGGCAAGCGTAGTCGCCGTCAATTCCTGCAAGCCGTCCGCCACGCGCTTCTGCTCGTCCGTCAGCTTGCCCGTGATGCGCTCGATATCGCCATCAGTCAAAAAGACCTGCTGCGTACCGCGCGGCACTTTCGTCCTGCCGGTCTCCGCGCTCTTGATCTCCGGCTGGTATACACCGCCGCCGAGCAGATGTCCAAGTGCCTGCTTGCGCTTGCTCAGAAGGTACAGTTCCATGATCTGCGGCGTCGTCAGTGTCAGCTTGGCTTTCCCGGCGGTCGTGATGTCGTGCGTCTCCGCCTCCCACTTGCCGATGGCGCTGCCGCGCGCGTCACGCAGTGCGCCTTTCAGGTCGCCGTGGATAGCCTTTCCAGCAATATCCTTGAAGCCCGCCTCGCCCAGCTCGTCGCCAAGAACCTTCCGCGTCTTCTCGGCAATGTCACGTGCCATGATCTCCTGATGATCCTGTGCATTGCGCAGCATCCGGTAGATGCTCTTGCCCGTCTCGCCGTAGTGGGCAAAGAACGTGTACGGCGTCTCTAAGCTGATCGTCGTATTGTTGCCGAGCTTCTTCCGCCGCGTGCTCACGTCGGCCTTGAAGGCATCCGCCATCTGCTTTGTGGTCTCGAATTTGCTCTTGGAGAGAACCTTGCCTGCCGTCGAGACGGATTTCTCCACCGCGCGAATGGTCTTCCACATCGTCCCAAGCTCTTCGCGCGTCAGCTCGGAGAGCCGCTTGTCCTTCATGCCGATAACCTGTCCAAGCAGGCCGTCCTTGCCGTCCGTGCCCAGCAGCGACGGGTCAATGACCAGGTCGTCGCCGTCTTTCTCTCGCCCTGAAAGAATATCTTGATACTGATCTCGGAGTGCTTCGAATGCCTGCGTGCGCTGCGTCGGCGTGCCACTGCCATCATAGACATACTTGCCGCTTTCGTCCACGGTGTAGGCGCTTTCCTGATTGATGCTATTCAGCACTGCAGCCACCGCCGAGCGCATATTCTCGGGGATGTGCTTCGTGTCCGTCGGGCGCAGCAGCTTCTTTGACAGGTCTTTTGCGTGCCGCGTGATCTTCGCGCGCAGCTCGCGGCGCTTCTGCCCCTCGCGCCGCGTCGCGTCCTTCTCGCGGTAGCGGTTTCGCAGCGCGTCCAGCTTCTCCGCCTGCTGCGCGCGAGCTTTCTGCAAGGCTTCCTGCGTATGGCGCAGCTTTACGGCGTCTGTGCGTCCCTGGGCCATCTGTCCTGCGAGATTCGCGTCCGCCGCGGCCTTGCGCCCTGCCGCTTTCGCCGCGTCCAGCTTCTCCGCCTGCACGTCGGCGAAGGTCTTCTTCGCCTGCGGCAGGTCGAAGAATCGCTCCATGACGTCATTCGAAATGGCGCTGACCGCCTGACCCATATAGCCCTCAAACGGGTTATACTCGCTGACGCTGTGCAGCTCGTTCGCCACCTCGGCGATACGGCCGATCTGGTCGCTCACGTTGTTCTCGCGCGTCTCGCTGAAAAACTCAGGGTAGCTTTCCGACAGCTCGGAATAGACCTGATCGACGTTCGTATGCTCGCCCTTGCCAAGATTTACCTTGCCGAAGAGTCTGCGCCGGAAGTCGGCGTAGTCCGTGATGCCAGCCGCATCCTCGGCAGAGAGCGTGATCTTCGTATCTTTCAGGTACTTGCGCAGTTCGCTATACTCGCGGTATACCTCGTCATCCTTTGCGATGGCGCTCTCTGCAATGCGCTGGGCGATGGAATCCGCGCGGCTTCTCGCCTCAGTGTAGGTCAGCTCGCCGGTCTCGTCGCCGCCGCGCGCGATGTAGTCATACAGGCTCGCAAGGTCGCCTGCGATCTCTCCACTATCGATCTCTGCCCCGTAGCGGCGCGTCAGATCCTTCGCCGCCTTTTCTACGCTCTTGCTGTCAGTGCGAACACCGTCGCTGCGGCGCGTCTGCCCCTTCCAGTAGTCCACGCGCTGACGCAAGGCCTCGTTCTCGCGCTTGAGCGCCGCGATCTCCTGCGCGTTCTCAGTGCCCTTGAGGGATAGGAACTGTGCAAGGCTCGATACCTGCGGCGTCGTGCCGTCCTCAAAATAGGCCTTGATGTCCGCAAGTACCTTGTTCGCGTGTGTGCCGCGCGGGTATTCCGTGCTCGATACCGTCTGCCCGTCAGGCGTATCAAGGTCAAGAATGACCTCACCGCGATTGTGGCTGATAAAATCAGAAAGAGAATCAAGCTGGTTCTTTGTCGGCATAACAGAGAGGTTAATGCCGCCACTTTCTGGCGAAATGCGGATATTGCCCTCGCTCATAAACTGAACCATGCTCCCGCTGTAATCGCTGCCGCCGTAGTCATCGCCCAGCGCGTCACGAATGTCACGGTGGTCAACAGTGCGATATCCGCCGGGACCTCCTTCGTGCCTGCCGGAGAAGTCGAGTTTCTTACCGTTCGTCAGGATGTATCCGGTCTCCGACCACTTGTAGGTATGCCCGAAATACTCGTCCGCGTCCTTGCGGTGCTGCTTCTTCTCTTCGTCGGTGTACTCTTTCAGCGAAAAGCGCTTCTTGACATTCTCCGCGCCCTCAAGGGAATAGTCCCCATTGACATTTTCGCCATCGGTGCGTATACTATCCATAGAAGCATCACGCAGGAATGTAGACTTCGGGTTCTGCCCGTATGAGCTACTGATGTCCTGTGTGATGTTTTCTATTTTTGTAATGTCTTTCAGAAGCAGCCCCTTTGAAACCGGTTCGATATTAACGGTGCCCTTGTAGTACTCGTTCCCGACCTTGAACGTCGTATCGAAGTATTGAAAGTCCCCTACGGCGTTGGGGTGGACATGCCCGTCTTTCCCGTCCGGGGCCGTTCTAAAATTAGTCCCTGCATCAATCAGGTTGTCCAACTCCGTAGATGCCCTCATTTTCGCATCGCGGATATCGGAAGAAATATTCTTGGACGGGTGCCCATATTCCGCCGCACTTCGGCCATTGACGAACACGCGATTATCAATGCCGATGACTTTCCCTGCAAACTTTTCCTTGATGACTTGGATTGCTCTCTTCGTTTTCTGCTTGTCATCCAGCCCGTCAAATTGGCTTTGCTCCGTCTGCACATCGACAAATCGCTTACCGTCTGCGAATTCATTCAGAGAATACCGCGTGCCGCCCTCTGTGGCGGCATTTTTGCTGTTCTGCGCCGCCGCTTCAAATGCCTGCTGTAAAAGCCCCTCCGCTGTCTGCGCCTGCTGTTTCGCCTTGCCGGTCAGCTTACCCACGATCTCGCGGATCGCGTCGCGCAGCTTTTCAAGCAGCGTGCGGTCTTCGCTGTGCCTGCGGATGAACTCATTCAGAACGTCCGTGTTGGCGATCATCTCGCCCGCGTAGTTCGCCGCGGCCTCGTCCAGCGCTTCATCCGCGCTGATCTCAACGCCCATGCGGTTATACTGCTCATACAGAATGTTCGCCGCCTCGGCAACGTCGGGGTCTTCCATGATGGCATCGCGGAACGCCGTGTACTGCTCGGGCGCAAGCTCCTGCACACGGTGCGTCCACTCATGGCCGACAACCTGCATCACGGGGTCCTGCGCATCCTTTGCAATGCGGATTTCGTTGCCCTCGATCACGCCGTTTGCCGTGCCGCCACGCACCGCGTCAGCCATGCGCACGCGCACGCCGAGCGCCTTTGCGACGGTATTGATCTCGTCTGCCGTCGCGCTGTCCATTTCACGTGAAACGTAATCATCATAGACAAGGCCGCTGCCTCCGTCGCTCTCCTGCGCAAAGGTCTTCTTGCGCGCCTCGGCCTTTGCGTCGTTCTGCCCTGCGACATAGCCCGCATAGGCCGTCTCACTCGTCGGGTTCGGATTCGCCTTGCCCTCCACGCCCGCATTGTAGGCAGGGATAAAGTCCTTCACGTGCTCCGCCGTGTCCTTGCCCCCCTGATACGAGCCGCGAATCGCCTTGCGCCCGCTCTCACCGAGGGAGTTATCAAAGCGTGCAAGCGATTGAAGCGCCGCATTCGTGCCAACTTGTCCGCCACCAAGAACACCGCCGACCACTGCGCCGCCGAGAAATTCCTCTGCGGATGTACGCGGGTTCAAAATGGCGTTTTCATCCCTTATTGATGCGAGCGGATTGCCTTTATTGTAGGCGACGTTCTGCGTCGCTCTTTCAAGAATGCCCTGCACAACTTCCTCTTTACCTTCATCAAAGGCGGATTCAAGCCATGCTTTCCACGCAGCGGAACCGTGCTTCAACTGTTCGGGAAGCGTCTGAATACCGCCGCCAACTTCAACGGCAGCGTTCATCAGGCCGTTTCCGACGGCGTAGAGCGCAGCCTTCGTGTGGGCGGTATTGTTGTCTTCTCCGGACTTTTTCATGTCGTCAAGGGCCTGCTCATATCCGGATCCGACGACCTGTGAGAACGAAAGCCAATACTGCGGGTCTTTCCCCATCGCAAGAACGCTGTTGCGGATCGTGTTTGCAATGCTCGGGGCCATTTCCGTTGCAGCGGTCTTCGCAAGCGTCGCCGGCGTCGCCCCGAGGCTCGCGCCTGAGGTGAGCACCGCTGCGACCGCCTGCGGGACGGCTGCGACGGTCGATGCGCCATACTTGTCAAAAATCTCCGCAGCCTTGCCGCCGCGCTCAACATTTTCCGCGTACTTGTCCTCTATCTCTTGTCCCTCATTTCGAATGCGGCGTTGTAACTTATTTGCAAGGCCGGAATCCGACAAATCGCCGAGCTGCTGCCCGGAAGCTAACTCAAATGGGGAAAGTGCAACATCTTCCGCAAGCGCAAGCGTGTCGGCAATGCCCTGCGCTGCTTGGTTGATGCCTTTCATAGTTGCTCCGGCAATGCCCTTCCCAACGGAATACTTCTGCTGTCTCCCGGGTGTTCTGTTCCCTGAAAATGTTGCTTTGCCAAGCTTGCTTTGGTTCTTCGGCATCACGACATTCTGCTGCGTCACTGGCGTCGTCTTCACCGGGCTCGTGCGATATACTGTAGGTGGAGAAGAGACCGGGGCGCTCGCGCTCCCGGTCTGCATCAATTTCCCGCGCTGCCCCTGCGCAACAGTGGGCGCAATTGGCTGCTCGGTCTTTAATTTCTTCTCTTCGTTATTGGTGTTCAGTGCTACCAGCTTTCCCATATCAGCCCTCCGTGTAAGTCAGCCCGTATTCGTTCAGCATCTTCTGCACGCGCGCCTTCTGCTCGTCGCTCAGCTTATCCCAGAAAGAATCAATGCCTCCGACAGCATAATCGGTGCGCCCCTGTGCAAGCATCGTGCGCAGACTGCCCATAGCCGCATTGAAATTACTCGAATTATAGCCTTCGCTTGAACTTTCACCGTTCTGACCTTCCAGCCAGTTTTCATAGTCGGAATAAAGCCCGCTCGAAGACGTAAAGCCGTACCTCTGGTAGTTAGCCTTCTGCGCAAGCCAGCTTTTTGGGTTCCCGCTCGCCTGTGCCGCAGCAAACAGGCCTTCGTAGTCCATCGCTCCGCCGGTAGCTCCGCTACGTGCCCCGCCACTGGAAGTCCGGCGAGAGCTACCGCCGCTTGCCTTCCCCGCCACTGCCTGCGCGGCCTGCTGCAATTTATACTGCCATTCCGCATTATAGCGTGCGTCCTCGATGGCGTCGCGTTCCTTCTGGTAGTCATAGTTGAGCTTGTCCTGCTGCTTCTGATACGCCAGCGCATCCGCCGTCTGCTGGTCGCCTACCTGATCGCGCGCAAGCTGGTAGAGGTAGTTGCGGTCAGCCAGCCAGCGGTTGTAGTTGTTGTCCTCAAGGCCGATGAGCGTATTCAGGTCGGCGCGGTCAGCATTCAAGCCGTCCTGATACATGCTATAGGCAAGCTGCTGTAGCTCGGGGATCTTGTCCGTCATCTGGCTCATCTGGTAGTCGCTCGCCTGTTGGCTCGCTGCCACCGCCGCCGTGGACGGCATTCCGCCCGTCATCACTGCCGTCTTGCCGAGCACGTCCTCTGCACTGCGGTCTGCCTCGCGCGTGTACTGCTTGCGATACTGCTGATAGAGCGGGTCGCTCGCCGCGTCGTAGGAAAACGGCGTGCGGTTCAGCAGCGCGTCGAGCTTTGCGCTGATCTGTCCACTCTGATCGTAGTTGTAGTTGCTGTCGCCCAGCTTATCGAGCCAGCTCGTGTCAGCCTTTGCAGGGCTCGCGCCCGTGCCGAGTTTGATGTACTCGCTGCCGTCCACGCCGCCGGAATAGTCGTACTTCGCACGAATTTTCTCCGCTGCGTCGTGCGCCGCCTGCTGGCCCGCCTTGTCTCCCTCGGCATATGCCTTGTTGTATGCCTCGGTATACTGCCGGATGAGATCAAGGTCGCCCGAATCGTTGATGAGCGTCAGGTCTGTATTCTTGTGTTTGAAATTATCTGCCATTGTCCCCTCACTTTCTGCCGCCCGTCACGTATTCGTACTCGAGCGCATAGAGCCGGTATTCTCCTGTGGCTTTGATTTTTAATCTAAAGTGGTCGCAGCGGCGGATTGGGCAGTTGAGCGTGAAAACGTCTTTCTCCTGCGCCCCGCAGCGGTCGACCTCTTCCCACGCGCCGCCGTCGAACTTGACAAGGAACACGACCGTTGTGCCCTTTTCGCATTCCAGCCGCGCCCGTACGCGCTGCACGTGCTTCGCGTCGAATGAGCCGCCGTCATAGTCGGCAAACTCCGCCTCGCTAATAACAGCACCCTCGCGTGTTGCGCCGGTCGGGATATCTGCCGGATTTCCCAGCAGCACGCACCCGCCGTCTACTAAGGCCATGATACCGCCCGAATAGGCCATTTGCACCACGGCAAGCGTATCTTCCTTATGCCACACACCGTTCTCGCTGCTGTAGCAGTACAGCGCCGCCTTGCCATCCTCTTTCAGGCTCACGTAGTAGTTGAGACCGTCGCTTCCACCCACCGCGTCGGAGAGACGCACATCGTCGCCCAGCGTGCGGGAGATGCAGCGCGGCATGCCGCCGCTGTACGCCATGATGCCGACCTTTGAGAGGTAATAGAGCGTTTCCCCCGCCACGGCGAGGCTCTTGTGGCTGCCCTTCATCACGCCGAGCACCGCACTTGACATGAGTTGGAAGTTTGTCGGGATCGTGCCGTACATCTTGAATATTTTGTCTTCTTTGAAAAAGCACGGGTAGCCAAGGTAGCTCACGCACGCCGTGAACGCTCCCGCCGTGCCGCTCTCCACGCTGAACGCGTCCGTGGATAGTCCGTCAAACACGTTCCAGTTGTACGGATCGCCGAGCTTTGAAGCAAAGATGCTGTCGCCCTTGCAGCCCCACACACGGTTTTCGTTCGTGCAGACGAAGTCCATATCGGGAACGCTGCGCTTGAGCGTGACTGTTCCGGGCTCCGTGATGCTTTCCTGCCCATCGGGCAGGCGGAAGGTGTTTTCATAAAAGCGCAGCGTCTTTTTGTCCTCGCTGATCTCGCGGATGATGGGCGTTCGGTTGTTGTACGGCATCTTCGTGCAGCCCGAGATCGTCACGGCGTCGCCCACGTTGAACGGGAACGCCGCGCCGGTCGTTGTGATGCTGTTTGCCGCCGCCTTTTCGTCGGCATACGTGCCATTCCCGAATTTCAGCCCCGCCGCGGCGTAGCTCGCCTCCATCGGATTGATCGTGCTGTCCTTTTCGCATACGATCTTGTCGGGAAAGATGAGAACGCGCTCGCCCAGCGCGCAGAAAGTCTTTTCGCTGTCTGCGACCGTCGTCTTCTCTTCGCCGTTGATGTAGAGATTCGTTCCGTATACCTCGTAGAGCTTGCCTGCGCTGAAAATGCCGTTCGCCTTGCCCATACCCTTGCGGACGGTATAGCGCCGCGCACGGGGGGCAAGAAGCGGGAAGTACCGCGCCGACAGGTTCTTCATGTCGTAGAGCTCGCCGCCCGCCGCGCCGAATGTGTGGTCGATGCCACCGAATCTCTCCTGCTGCACGCGCCGGTTCGTATATGCCGTGATCTCAGGCAGTCTCATCTTTCACCGCTCCTCTTGCTTCGTCCGGCGTATCGCCTTTTTCGCCCGCCGGGGCTTCTGCCGCATCGCAGATCATCGCAATATTGCGAAGCGACTGGCGCACCGCTGCCACCACATCGACGGCGTCGCCGTTGACGTTCAAAATGCCGATCAGGCGCATTGCGTGCGCCGCTTCCTGTTTGATCTTCTCATTCATGCTCTTTACCTCCAAAATCAAACACCTCGTTTCCATGTTGTGCCGCCCGTGCAGATCCACGGGATGCCCTTGTGCCAGTAATTAGAATACATCCACATGATCCCTCGATTGTAGCCTGCGCCGTATGGGGATAACCATGCTGACCCGCTCGTGTCCTCCGTCCACACGGCATACAACGTGTGCGTTGGGCCGGGGGAGTAATTGTAGCCATAAACACTGATCGTTGCGCCCGCCGGGTAGATGGTCCCGGTTGTACCGTCCAGGGTCCATCCGCCGAAAATGTAACCGGGCCTTGTCGGCGTGGTGTACGGGATGACAAAATCAACATACGGATTGACGTTTTGCTTCATCCCGCTTTGTGTTGCCGGAGCGCCCGTGCCTCCGTTGGCGTTATAAGCGAGCTGTGCGTAGTACGTTTGCGCCGTGGTGATCTCTAATCTCACATAGACATTGGATGCACCTGCAAAGCTTGACCAGTCCAGCCGACACTGATAGCCGTCGCTGACAGTCGGTGTCTGGTAAGACGTTTGACCGTCCGCGTTGACCACCCAGCGCGAGAAGACGTTCGCAAAGGCGTTGAACTCCGCCTCGGTGTTAAACGTCGGCTGGATGTTGACGCTAAAGCCATCGACATAACCGTCATAGCACGGCGAGCTCTCCCCCGCAGGCGAAACGCGGTCAAGATAGACATTGCCATTTAACAGCAGGATTTGAGAATAGCTGCTGTCAACGGGGCCGTATACTCTTAGACGATAGCTCATATTAACTCACCAGTTGGATATAAAGCTGCCCGGCTACGCCCGCTCCGCTCGGCTTGTTTGGGCCAAAGCTCGGCGTGGCCAGACACAGCGCCGCCGAACCAAGCTGCACAAGGCCGCTCTGGATGGTAATATCGCCGCCTGTACCGGCCTGCAAAAAGATGTTGCCCGCAGGCTGGATCTTGATGCCTCCCCACGTGGTCGTCATGCCAAGGCCCGTGCTTGTGGTCGTGTCTGCCAGCGTAAAGCCGCCGATAGTGTTGCCATTATTATCGATCAGCGCGATGGTATTTCCGCGCAGCGCGCCCGCCGTCAGCGTGCCGTCGATGTTGACTGCCTTGACGTGCAGGTCGATGGTCCCCGTGCTCGCGATCTGCACGCCGTTTTTGTTCAGCGCAAAGACTGTGCCGTTGCTGCCGCTCGTTGCCGCCAACGTAATCTGCTTCAAGTTCTGGTCGATGAGCGTCTGCGCCGCCGTGCCGTCAATCTTCCCGCGCACCGTCGCTCGCAGGCCGTTGACATCCGCCGTCAGATTCGTCACGCTGCCGTCAAGGCTCGAAATGCTCGCCTGCAATCCCGTCGCCGTCGCTTGCAGCTGCGTGATGTTGCCCTCGGCGTCGCCGATGCGCCCCGCAAGGCCCTTCGCCGTGATGGACAGTTCGTTCACGTTCTTGTCCGTATCCTCGATTTTGGCGTAGATCGGCTCGGAAATATTCTTGATAAACTCGCTCAGTGCATTCTGATTGATGTTGCTCCCGTCCAAATTGAAGAGCGTATACCGAAGCTGTTCCAGAAGCACAAAAAGGTAGTCATAGACCCCGTTAATCTGCTCCTGCATGTCTTTGCCTTCGCCGTTCGGGAAAGTCGTCTCCACCAGCTGAAATGTCGTCGGCACTTGTCATCACACCTTCCAGTTGCCCTTGCTCTCTTTTCGGTTTTCACGCCGCCACCACGCCATAGCATCAGCCACCGCCTCGTTGGCAATGGCGTGGTCATTGGCATAGAGCGCGCTGTCCTGATTGTAGGCGTCGAGCTGCGCTGCCAAATACAGGTGGTAGCACTCGTTGTGCCCGTCCGGTAGCAGCAATTCCATGTCCTCGACGCTCGCGGTGTCATCCTCCACGCTCACCTTGAGGGTGGGGGCTTCCGCCCCCATCATCTCGGCGATTCGGTGCTCAAGCACCATGAGGATTTCCGCCTTGCGCGGCGTGCTCAATTTGTTAGGCCGCAGCGCATCCGCGTCACGGATAGCTTTCAGCATTTTCATACATTAGACCTCCGTGAAATACTGTCCCACCAGCTCATGCGGCAGATACTGCAAGACGATCTTCCCGCCCGCAGTCTCGCCGATACGCTCGCACTTGTACGTCTTGCCGTCCTCGCTGTCGAGGTAGTACTTGCCATACTCGTACTCCATGCCGCGCGCTGCGGGGATGGGGTCTGCTTGCGTGCCTGCATGCTCAGCGTCGATGACCGCCCAGAGCGCGGGCGTCTTGTCCGGCGTCCAGTCGGCCTGAGAGGTATGCGCCTGACGGCACTTGTGCACCTTGCCGCCGTAGCTTCTGCGGTCGCCCTCCGCGTAATCAACGGGGTACGCCCATGCCGTGATGAGTTCCGGCACAGTCGCCGCCTCGCCGTCGCTCAGGCTGACCGCTGCCTGCTCGATGATGGGCCGCAGCTCCACCGCACGGGCGTATGTGACCGGCGCGCCCGCAAGGGCGGTAACGGTCGCTTTGGCGCTCTCCGTCTCCGTAGGCTTGCCCATCTTGATAGATACGGTGCCGTCGCGATGGTCAGTGATGTCGCCCGCGATGCTGTACGTGCTGTTGTCCCACTCATTGACGACCTCTTGGGTCTCGCCCGTGGGCTGGCCCTGCTCGTCCAGCACGTCCTGCATCTCGCGTTGGACGATGCTCCACGGGGTATTGTCGGGCAACAGTGCCGCCGCGTTCGCGGCGGTCATTGTCAGGCGGATGGTCTTGACCTCGCGCTCGCTCCATTCGCGGTCTTTCAGGACGCCCGTGATGGTCGCGGGGTACTCGGTGTTGTTGACTTTGATGTATGTTGCCATGTAATCACTCCTTTATTGCGGCGTTGCATTGGCTTGCAACCATGTTAATAAGTCTCCGGACGGGGCCTCGTCGAAGATAACGGTTCGGTATGCCTCATTCTGCCAATTGTAATAGTACACATTTAGTTGAGTGTGGGATGCATCTTGATTAAGGTACAAATAAGACAGGTTGAGTGCTCCCGCCATTACGTCACAGTTGAATGCTTTGAACTTCGTTCCGTTGGATGTGAAGTTCGCATAAAGAATGGTAGGTGTGGAGGCTGGAGAGTTTACTGTTGAGTTAAACGTCCACATCTTACTCACGCTCCCCCCAATCGTAAAGTCTATTTTGGAGAGGTCGATTTGGAAGGCGGGGCGAGCTGCACGCTCAACGCTGACAGTAGTGGCGTTTATGACGCCAGTGTCGCCAAACGCACACCACGCATAGCGAGAATCGCCGGCATAAGCAGAACAGAGCCAAAGGACTGAGTATTGAGATATAGTAGTTGTTCGATTCCAGAACAATTGAAGCAAATCGGTTTTACTAAATGTAGCAGGCGTTTTATCAATTGCACTGCCACCAGTACCGCCAAAGTACATTTCGATATCTTCTACGTCTAAAGCATACACATAGCGATTACCAACATTAGCTTTGAGAGATTTGGTTGAGTAATCAGCATAGGATGAGTGAGTAGTTTCATTATAAGATCCGAAATAGTACAGATACTGATTGATATTCTTTGGTACAATAGCAGCTTTAGCATTAGAAGTAAGTGTATTATACCAAATAGTATTCAAATATGTATCTAATGTTCCGCCACTATATACAAATGAATCACTACTATTGAACATCACATCCGTACTCACATTCCACATCCCCAGCACTTCCACCGTCGTATCATCAACGATTTTCAGCACTCGGTACAGCCTGTCCGTGCCGTCCAGATTCATTATGATGAGGTCGCCCTTTGCAGGCATGACCAGCGGCGCAGGGAATGTAATATCATACCCCGTCCCGCCGATAAGCGTCCTGCCCTTCTTCACGCTGTACACCGTGCCGTTCACCATGCACTTGCCGCCCTTGACGGTGTAGGCCGTGCCGTTGACGAGGGTCTTGTGCGTAGCGGGCGGTGGTGGCGTGACATTGCCCGAGCTGTCGACTTCCATATCCTGCGGAAGAATCAAAGCGGGGCGGATGCCGTACGCCTCGGACGTTCTGACGTAATCGTAGCCGCCGTTGGAATAGACGTACCACACTGCGAACCCATTGTCGGTATACGGGGAGCGAAGCTCCCAGTAGCGGACCGATCCATTCAGGTACGCAATACGCTTGTTGTTGGCGGACGTGCCGGCCCCAGATTCGAAGTAAGACAGCTTCGCACCGTCTACCGGGAAATAGGGGTTGTCGCTGGTCGTCCAGCCGACTTCAGGTGCGCTCAGCAGGAAAACCTTGCAGGACAGACCATTTGCGCCGCTCTGGTCAGTGCCTAAGCCGCCATTCTGACGATACGGAATTTTGACCTGTTTGATCGCGGCGCGGATGTTGCTATCGAACAGGTTCAGGAACGGGCCGTTCAGATAAGGGTATACGTCGCTGCTCTCGTACTTGTTGATGTTTGAGCTACTCCAAACACGGTTCTCATAGATGTCCTTCATCAACAGCCAAGTGCCGTTACAGGATTCGTCATACATCAAACCGGGCTTGCCCTGATGCACGACGATGAACTCTTTCGCCGCACCGTTGACTTCCAGCTTGACGATGCTGCCGACGGCTTTGGTGCCGAGTTTTGCATTTGCCATCTCCGCGCCTCCTTAGCCGTACACCCAGTTGATCGCATAGTTCTCCGTGGGCGTGGTCTCCGTGTTCACAAGCGTCTGCTTGACGATGTTGCCGCTCGCGATGTAGTCGCTTCCTCGCGTCGCCGCTACAATACCGCCGCTGCCGTTGCCCTTGAGCATCGCAGTGGTAGAGGGGACGTTGACGGGGCCAGCCGGACCTTGTTCGCCCTGCGGACCCTGTGCTCCCGTGTCTCCCTTGAGGCCTTTGATGTTTACCGTCGCGGGATTCGCAAGCCCGCCGTCGTTCGTCCAACTCAGGTCTCCCGCCGCGGACACAGCAGGGGTAAAGGTCGTGCCTTTTGCGCCGTCCGCACCTTTCGCGCCATCCGCCCCGGCAGGGCCCTGCGGGCCCGTCAGGCCTTGCGGGCCGGTTTCACCTTGCGGACCAGTCTTGCCCTGCGGGCCCTGTTCACCCTGTGGACCCCTTGGCCCCTCTGGTCCGGTATCTCCCTTCGCACCGTCAGTGCCGGCAGGCCCCCGTGCGCCCGTGTCGCCCTTCGGGCCCTTGAGGTTCACCGTTTTCGGGTTCGTGAGATTACCGTTGTTCGTCCAGCTCAGGTCGCCGTCATCGCTCATACTCGGCGTGAACGTCACGCCATCCTTACCGGCAGCTCCATCCGCTCCGGCAGGGCCTTGAGGCCCCATTTCGCCGGTATCGCCTTTCGGTCCCTGCGGGCCTGCCGCGCCGTCTGCGCCGGTAGCACCGGTATCGCCTTTAGGACCCTTGATGCTTACAGACTTTGGGTTCGTCTTGCCGCCGTCATTCGTCCAACTGATGACACCCGCATCGCTTACGCTCGGGGTGTAGGTCACGCCGTTCTTACCGGCAGCCCCGTCCGCGCCTTTGGATCCATCCGCGCCCGCGGGTCCCGTAGGACCTTGCGGACCAACTTCGCCCTGCGGTCCGGTAGGACCAGCCGGGCCGGTCGGGCCAACGTCACCCTGATCTCCCTTGGGGCCTTGGGCTCCCGTGTCTCCCTTATCGCCCTTTGCGCCTTGCAGGGGGCCGTTATTGATGAACTTGCCCGTCGTGCCGTTCAGGATGTAGATATCGTAAGGCTCCGCCGTGCCGACGCCGTAAGCGTCACCCGGCTGCGCAGTTGCAAGCTTGGCTTCGTCCAGCGCTCTTGCCGTGTCGTAATAGCCCAGCACCTTGAAGCCGCTGCCCGTGTCTCCCTTCGGGCCCTGCGGGCCCGTGTCGCCCGTCGCACCCTTCGGTCCCTGCGCGCCAGTATCGCCCTTTTCGCCCTGCGGGCCTGTCGGGCCTTGGATTCCCTGCTCGCCTTGCGAGCCGCGAGGCCCAGTCTCACCTGTATCGCCCTTGTCGCCCTTTTCACCTTGGGGCCCAGTGTCGCCGGTATCACCTTTTTCCCCCTTGGGCCCCTGAATGCCCTGCGGGCCACGCAGGCCTTCCAGTTGTTCCTTTGTGAAGTCGGAGTAGGTAAAGGCGTCACCCTTGTCGCCCTTATCGCCGGTCTCGCCCTTTGGCCCGCGTTCGCCAGTCTCTCCTTGCGGACCCGCCGGGCCAGTGTCACCAGTGTCTCCCTTGGGGCCGACGGGTCCCTGCGGGCCAACAGGGCCCTGGATGCCTTGCAGGCCCTGAACGCCCTGTTCTCCCTGCGGTCCGGTGTCTCCTTTCGGTCCTTCAGGCCCCGTCGCACCGGTTGCGCCGGTCTCTCCCTTGGGGCCCTGTGCGCCGGTCGCGCCCGTGTCTCCTTTGGGGCCGGTTGCACCGGTCTCTCCCTTGGGCCCCTGCGCGCCAGTATCTCCCTTGGGGCCGACTTCGCCCTGCGGTCCGGTCGCGGCAACGCCCGTGTCGGCAAAAGCGCCCGCCGTGGCGTCCCACTTGAACCAGTTGCCCGTGGTCTCGTCGACGTATGGCATCTTGGAGACCGCCGTCTCCGCATCCGCTGCTGCCTGCAAAACCTCATCTACCCAGCTCTGGAAGGCCGGTGGCGGCGTCTCGCCGCTGTCTTCCAGCGTTTCGCGCACGCGTGTTTTATATATCTGGCTCTTCACAATGGTATCGCCCACGGTATAGCGCAGCTCTGCCGCGCCCTCACCGGCCACCGCCGTATCAACGCTCGATACCAGCCACACGAGCGCGCCGTCATCTTCCGTCACCGTCACGGGATACGGCTGCGCATCGCCGTTTCGCTGCACGACCAGGCTCGCCACGCCCTCGCCATAGCCCTCGCGCCACTTTCCCAGCACGTCAAAGACGACCTTGCGCGCCTGATTTTCGCCCCTGCGCCCAAGCTTGATCTCTTCGAGCGCGTAAGCATTTTCAATAACCATGTTGTCACCTCTCTTATGGAAAACGGCGCAGCAAGAGCGACTTTTTCGTCCCTTGCTGCGCCGTGTCGCAACTCATTTTTCGTGTCTCGCGGTCGTATTCACTTACGCGTTGTGGGCCTTCGCGCTCTCGACATAGTCGCTGCTCATCGTCTGGATGAGATTCGCGGTCGAGGCGTCCTGCCTCATCTGGTTCTGGATGGCCCACAGGAACTTTCTCTTGACCTGCACGGTCACGCCGCGCTGGATCAGGCAGCTTTCGCCGTTCACGCACACAAGCAGGTCATCCTTGTACTTGCCGCTGTCCTTGAACAGGCGGACGCTGACGTACTCCTCGCCCGCGCGATCGGCGTTCACAGCCGCAACGGCGTTTTTTGCTTCGCTCATCGGTCTTTCCTCCGTTTCAATAGCGGGGGCGGCGTTCACAGCCGCCCCCTTGGTGGTTAGGTCAGCGGGGTCTCATCGAACGTGGAAGTTGTTTCCACGCGAATCATATACGCCTCAACCAGACGTTCGGCGACCTTGGTGGCCTTCCAGCCGACGGTTGCACGCTGGTTCAGCGGGTCAGCCGTGCCGGCAGAGCCGAGCGGCTTGACGATGTGCTCAAGACCACCGCCGGTCAGCTCGGTCGTGCCGTAAGCCTCCGCGCCCATGATGAGGGTGGAGTAGACGTTGCGGCCCTTCGCACCGGCTTCGCCCGGATAGATGGCGGTCGACGCCGTCGGGGTGGTAGCAGGTGCTTCTTTCAGCGTGATCGTCGCGCTGCCAGCAGCCGCAGCCGTGGCGTTCTCGATCTCAAGGAGCGCACCACCGATGACGACCTCACGGCCAGCCAGCTTTGCGGCATCGGCAGTGGTGATAACCTCGTTTACGGTCAGGGCCTTGCCGGATGCGCTCTTGACGGTCAGGTCGCGTGCGCCCTCGGTCAGGTCGTCCGCGTGGAACACCTTCGCTTCGGTCGTCTCGATGAAGCGGACGCCAGCGATCTTGCCGATCTCGTCGTCGTAGATGTTGCTGGTGTCCTTGTACTCGTGCGGGCGCTTCCAATCAGGGTCATCCTGAATGTCGTAAGAACAGTCAGGGTGAATGATGGCCCAATAGGAGCCCTCATAGCGCGGTGCGTTCATGGTTTTCAGGAAGCGAACCGCCTTGCGGACGGCGCGCACCGTGAAATAGTGGTTGCCCGTGGCCTCGCCGCCAACGAGCAGATGGCGGCCCGTCACCTGACCTTCGCCGTACTGGACGTTGGAGCCGCCGTTGATGACCTCGCGGGTGATGGTGTCAAGCGTGCGGCCCGCCTGAGAGCCGAGCAGCACCGTCGCTTCCTGCAGGTTGTTGTCGATGGCGGTCAGGTCGAGGATATCGGAGATCTCGACGAAATCGCCGTACTGGTCGACCTGCGCGGTCAGCGTGGTCATGGACAGCTTACGGCCCTTGGGCGTAACGCCTTCGGTGATGGGCGTCAAGGCCTTGGGCAGCGGATCATACTTGCGGAACTCGATCTCCTTGCCCTTGCCCTTGGGGATGTTGCGCTTCTGCGCGAAGCGGTCATGCACCAGCTCGGGTTCGGCGTTGTCGATCAGAGTATCGCAGTAGTAGGTCTTCATCTCGCCCGAGAGACCGGCATCGGTCGTCACGTTCGTCTGGCCCTCAAACAGGCTCAGAATGACGGGCAGAATGAAAATGTCTTTGAACTTCTTCATATAGTTTTGTCTCCCTTCTTGCAGTCGGTAAATTAGGCGGGCATCAGAATACGATGCGCTCGCCGCGCCGCACGCGCCTTGCGATCTCTGCGCGGTCGGCCTTCGTGAATTTGCTCGGGTCACTCTTGACAATGACCCCCGGCTGGGAAGTGGTTCCATTCTCGTTCGGGCGCATTCCTTTCGCACGGACGTTGTCCATCACGCGCTTTTCCATCTCCGCCGCAGCTTTCGCCGCGCTACGGGCCTGAATGTCGCCTAAATGGGATACCTCGTAAGCGTCTTTTACAGGAACGCCAGCACGCAGCATCGCAATGAAGCGCGGATTCTCCGCGACTTCTCGCTTGAGGTCGAAGTCAGGGTACTCGCCCAGCGCGTCCGCCGTGCCGACCAGCTCGCTCGCCTGACGGATCCAGTCGTTATAAGTCTCATCGGCTTTCTGCTGGCGCTGTCTGTCTTCTTCCTGACGTTTGAGCGCTTCGTTTTCCTGCTGCATCCGCGCATACTCGCGGTACTGTTCAACGCTCATGCCCATGCTCTCCGCTTCGGCGTTGTAGAGCACGCTGTTGAGCGCCGCATCGCCCTCAAAAGCCGCGCGCAGCTTGCTCATATCGCCATCCGCCACGCCATAATGGCGCATCAGTGTGTCGATAATGGGCTGTGAATCGGCGATTTTCTGGTCTTTGGCCTTCTCTTCGCCGAATCTGCGGTTGATGATGCGCTGCGTCTCCGCAGTGTACACGTCCTTGTATTTGCCGTTTACGAGGTCAAGGAACTCCTTTTTCAGGTCTTCCCCGCCTTTTTCCGCAGCCCCGGCGTCGTGCTGCTGCATCTTCGCGCCCTGGCCCTTCGGCTCGCCAGAAGAGTCCCCCGTATCGTCAGGTGTCTCCTGCTTGCCGAACACGACGTTGGCGTATTCGCCCGTTTTGCCCTTCCGGGTGGGAGAAGAGCTTGCATTCGTGGTCTCGCCCTGTGCGCTCGCGCCTCCCTCAGCGCCGCCCGATGCACCGGCAGCGGCTCCCGCAGCGGCAGCGCCGCCGTCAAAGAGGCTCAGGATCACGCGAAGCGTGGTTTTGAGGTTCATGGTATCCCTCCTGCTTGTCAAATCGCGGATATTTGGCCCTCCGTGTAGGCCGTGCAGCGCTTCCCATCATCCGCAGGGGAGGGGAGAGCGGCGAAAAGATGAAGAAAAACGCCGCCCCTCCCTCGCGGGCGTATGAATAGGAGGAAGCCACTCGCACGCCTAAAGCGTAACATGCGGCTTCCTCCGTCTCACCACGGGTGAGAAAAATTTTTTAATTTTCTTTGACGTGCACGAAGATCGCGTCCGGCCTCGTGACCTCAAGCTGCTTGAGCCCGATGCAGGCCGCAAGAAATGCCGCTTCGATGCGCTCATCGCCGCCGCAGTGGATGAGGAAGCGCGGCGCCCCCTCGTCTATCTCAAAGCCGTATACCTCGCACTCTCCCTCAGCCTCCATGTTCTTCACATAGCCGCCGAAGGCATACATCACGCCCGTGATGTAATTGCAGCACTTCTCGTCCGCCGAATGGCCCTCGCACAGTATCATGTAGCGACCGATCTCGTGCTCGATGTGAACCATTGTCATGCACTTACACCCCCGGCATCGCCGCGCTGCTGCCCGTGTCCATGTTCGGCTTAGACTGTTCGGCAAGCTTCTGCATGTACGGCGTCTGCGCGCTCTGCGCGTCGGCGTTCTTGCTCTCAATCCCGCCGCTGCTGCCGCTCTTACGTGTCGAGCCGCCACTCTGCGTGCCGCCCGCCATTCCGATACCCATGTCCTGTCCCGTAAACTGCTGGATGACCGCGAGCGCCTTTTGCAGCTGCTCGCTCTGCTGCTGCACCACGTTGTATAGCGTCGCGCCCTCGTTGACCTGGCTCTTGATCTTGTCGATGCCTTCAAAATCCATCATGTCGAGCGCGATCATGCTCTCCTGTGCCCTGTCAGGGGAGAAGAACCCGAGCGAATACAGCTCTTTCGCCCGCTCGTTCTGTTCTGCGCGGGAGAATGGGTTCTTCTTCTGCGCCTTGATCTTGATGTCAAAGACCGGTCTTCGGAACAGGTCATTGCCGAGGCTGTCCACGCCCGTCACCTGATCGCCAAGCTCGTTCACGCCGATCTGCGCATACTCGTAGGGCATTTCATTCGTGATGCGGAAAGTGCGCGCTGCGTCGTAGAACTGCCGCATGCGCTCGATGCACAACTTCACGATCTTCGTCTGCGCGCGGTAGCACGCCGAGATCATATCGCGGCTCGCCTTGTTGCCCGCCTCCTGCAGTGCAGAAATAGCCGCCGCAGCCGTCGCACCGCTGGATGTGCCGCCGTTGGACACGTCGCGGTTTGAACTCGTTTCCTTCATCTCGTCGATCTTCATCTGCACGATATTCGCGTAGATGGAATCGAGCGGGCGCGTCGTTACCTCTCGGAGCCTGCTCTCGTCGATCTGTCCGGACACGTGGATGATCGGCTTGCGCCAGTCAAGGAACTCTTCTTCGCTGATGTTCAGGCTTTCACTCGCGAAATACCGGCGCTTGCTGCCCATCATTGAAGTTTCGAGGATGTTTCCCCACAGCTTGTCGATGTAGAGCTGCGGATCCTTTGCAATGGCCGTATACCCAAATCCCGCTGGTGTGCCCTTTTCAGGAAACAACACGTCGAACACGAACGGATATTCGCCGTCTTCGTAGAAGCCGCTCTCCGCATATTCGGGGTTATTCTCGCTGGCGTAGACGATGTGCTCCTCGTCGATAAACTTCGCGTAGTGCAGCACCGTTCGCCCGTCTGCGGTCCTCTTGCGGTAATACCAGTCGATCACGGCGACCTTGTTGCTCGTGTCCACCGTGTCGTCGTACTCGTATTTCGCCATTTCAATGCTGCTGCCGCTGAGCTTATCCGCAAACTGCGGGTATTCGTCCTCGATGATGTCGCGGTCGACGAGCGCCACCGTGAACACGTTGCGGCTCTTCTGGATGTCCTCAACACCCGGCTCCCAGAAGATATTCAGCGGGTCAATACCCTCGATAGCGATGTCGCCGAGCCCATTGTCTTTCTCCTTGTCCCAGAACACGCCGTAGATCGCCACACCGTGTTTGAGCTTTTCCCACCACTCGAAGCTGTATGTGCTGTCAAATTCGTTGTATTCCATGATGACCGGCAGCACGGACGAGAGCGTCTGTGCGCTTTCCTCGTCGCTCTGCTCGCGAGGCAGGCATACGGGCTCTGGGTAATTGTCCATCGCGTCGGCGTGCTTATTCATGATCGAGTTAAACAACCATGCACTCGCAGGCTCGGGCGATTCCCCCGCGTCTTTCGTCCCGCGTCGGATATCCTCCCAATGCCGCAGCTTCCACCAGCGCTCCTCGCTGATGATGCGATTCTCGAAGTTGCTCTTGCCCTTCTTGTATTTTTGCAGCGTTTCTACGGCGTCGCCGATCTCCTTGTTGCCGATGGCAGCGCCGCTGCTCATCGCCGCGTCGCTGTCGCGGAATGCGCCAACAAGCGGCGCTTCTGCCTTTGCATCCAACATCGCAGCAGCGCCAGCCGCGTCGGCCTGCTGCTGCGTTTGCGGGAATTTTCTCATCCCTGCCATGTCTTCCCCTCCTGTCAGTTGTGTTGGAACCACGCATATCTGTCGTAGCTCGGCTTGTTGATGTCCAGCGGGTCGTACAAGACCAGCTTCGGAGGCTTATTTACCCGCGCCGCAATGGGGTTCTCCATGCACACATAGCGTGTCATGTCGTAGATATGATCCTCCTGCTCGGTGTTCACGTCCTCAACGTTCTTTTCGTCGTAAACGAGGTTTGGCACCGTGCGAATGAAATTTTTGCACGTATCGAAGATATACAGCATCGGAACGCCGTTCTCATCGAACGCGAATCGGTTGTGCAGCTGCATCTTACCGTCGATGCGGGCGTTATCCCCTTTCTCGAAGTAGACACGCTCGCGCTCAAAAAGAGCGCCGATGCTCTCCGTGCCCTGCGTACCCCAAATGGCGGGGTCGCCCACACGGAAGATGTGCCGCTCCTTGAGATTCGGGTCTTCCGCCTCAATGCGTTTCATCTCGCGGGCCACCGCCGTCGGTTCCATCTTCACGCCCTCGTTCGGCGTGCCCGTGCAGCCGTAATATTCCCTGATATGGTAGAGCCGCCTATCATGGTCGACCGCGAACCAGCCGATGGCAAACGGCCTTGAATAGCCCCAGTCCATTGCGCACCAGATCGGCCACTCCTTCGGCACCTGAAACGGCGCGATGACGTGCGTATGGATGCGGTCGCGGTAGTGTTCGCTGTCATTGCGCCACTCGGTAAACACCTGCCCGGAGAACGTGTCCCAGTCGCCGTAGAGCAGTGCGTTCTTTTCTGCCTCCGGCATCGACGCAAGGCGCGTCAAATAGCTGTCGTCGTTCTTGAGCAGTATCTTATTGTCGAATACCGTGCTCGGCACGAAGATGCGGCTCTTCTGCCGATGCTCTTCGTGCCCATCTGGAAAGCGCACGACTGCATCCTCGCTGATGGTCCTCATCGGCGGCGCTGCTGTGATGAAACGTTCCTTGACCCATCCGTGCCCCACACCGCCGGGGTTCGCCGTGCTTCGGATGTATACACGCGTCCCCGGCCCGTTCGGTCGGTTGCGGGAAAAGAGATAGCTATATTCCTCCCATGTAAAGTGGGTCAGCTCGTCGAATGCGATAAAGTCATACGCCTGTCCCTGATACTTGATCTTGTCCTTTGCGTACTGCATCGAGCCGAAGAGTATTTTCGCCCCGCTTGGGAAGGTCCACGTGTGGCTGCTGCCGTTGTAGCGTGCGCCCGGATAGATACGCGGGTAGTAGTTCAACGTCTTGTCAATGAGCTCGGCAAGCTGCGGGAAGGTCTTTCGCAGGATGATCGCCTTGTAATACGGGATATTCACCTGCCGCAATGCCTCGATGACCAACGCATCGGATTTTCCCCCGCCTAACCGGCTGCGCCGCCGTATAGAGCCTCGTCCTCCCAGCGGCTCATAAAGAGTGCCTGCTTGGGCTGCGGCTTCCATACCACGCTACGCTTCGCCATTCGCATCACCTCCCGCGGCCTGCGGAACAGGCATCACGGCGGGCAGCTCTGCCACCCCGCACACGCTCTCTCCGCCGTCGTCTTTCTTCTCATCGTTTACCCAGCGGAAGTTGTATCTCAGGCTGAATTCCGCGCCACGCTGTCCGTCTCGGTCGAAGAGGCGTTCCTCTGCGTAAGCCTCGATGCGGGCCTTCGCGCGCGTGACCGTGTCAACGAATCCTTTCTTTGCCTGATAGTTCAGCAGCGCTTGTCTGCTCGTAAATCCCAGCGCAAGCGCGAGCCCCGTCACCGTCGGTGGGCGCTGATGAATGATAAACGGCTGCCCAAATTTGTCGAGGATCGGCATCCCATCGTCCCCGATGATTGGCTCTCCCTTGCAATCCTCGAAGTATTGGTCAATGACGGCCTGCATTTCTTCGACCGTCGCATATTTGGGATGACACCCCGCTTTTGCCATGCCGCCACCGCCTTTCTTTTTTATGCTGCAAGCCCCCCGCCCTCGGCCTTATTGCGCAGCATTCTTATCCCCGCTCGGGGAACCGAGCTTCCTATTTCCGACGGTAACACGCCATCTTTTATTTCTCACCACGGGCGCGGAAACTTTCTCTTTCCTTTCTGCGCTCTCCCCTGTATAGTTACATACACACAACATAGATACATCCTGCGTATAGCACCCTCTCCCTATCCCCCCTATAATCCCCCCTTCCCCTCTCTCCCGCAGCAAAAAGAAGCAGGGCTTTCGCCCTGCCTCTTCTTATGCCATTTTGAGCTTCCTCTTCATCCACGCCCACAGGTTGCGCCACGGGTGGGATTCCGCATAATTGGCGCGCTGCTCGGCGTTGTATCGCTTGTTACGCATTACATTAATGACCTCTTGCTTAAAAGCGCGCTCGTCGTTTGCCCGCCAAAGCGCCGCCTCAGTGTCAGCGAACTTATTTCGCATCGCATCCGCGTCCGCTTTTAGATTCGCAATCATATTCTCGCGGGTGATGGCCTCGCCGTTCATCTGGTCAAGTTTCTCAGTCAGCACGGCGTTCTTTCGCTGCATCGCTGCCTTTAGGTTCGCATACTCGGCAAGCAGATCGTTCTTCGCGTCAATGCAGTTTTTCAGCCCGACGACTTCCGCTTCAAGCGCCGCGGACTTCTCCTGCGCTTCCTCCACCATCTTTGCCATTACGTTGATGCTCATAATTTGGCTCCTTTCATTCGTAGCTGTTCTTCTCGTCCCCGGTCGCTCACGATGCTCACGACCTTACAGTCGCCGTATCGCTCGATGTCCATGGCGATTCGCTCTTTAATGCCCTGCGCGTCAGCGGCGGGGACGTTGGCTTTAATCGTGATCGTCAGCATGTTCGCCCTCCTTCGGCTCGCCGTAGCTGCAAAAATCGTCACCACTCACATTACGCCTATTACATGGCGCATATATGTTGTGACACGTCAGCGTCCCCGGCTTACCGTATCGCTGGGTAAGCTCTGACGGCAATGTGCTGTGCGCGCAGTCCTTGCACCGCACCACCGGCACAACGTCAGCGCTTGGTATATTTCCTAAAGCATCAATAATCGCATCCCAAGCGTCATACTTCTCCCTGTCTGAGCCACAAACATAATTTCTGCCATATCGTCCGACAGGGCATAGTTCTTTTTGCTTTTCTTCAATTATCGCAATCGCCGCTTCTTGCTTAATGTATTTATCCATTGGCTTATACTCCCTCGTGGCAATATCCGTTTTCGTCCGTGTCCTTTCCCCAATAGGTGCAGTGCAGGACATTTCCGATTACCACTGATTGATAGCAGTCCTTACAGCGTACCACCTCTACCACATCGGCTGCGGGACGATTCAAAAGAAACCGCTTTAGCGCGTCCACGGAAATGGTCTTATCCCCGACCATGAGCCTCTCGCGCCGTTCTATCTCCCGAAGCGTTGCTTCCAGCTCAATGTATTCAGCCATTGTCCATTGCCTCCACATAGCACCAGCTCTGGGGCGGGCGCTTATCGCAATCGCAGCATTCCCCGCACCCGAAGACGCTTGGCTCGCGTCTGCAAAGCCTTTCCGCCCAAAACTCAAACAAGCACTTCGGTGCGTCATAGATGCGCAAATCGGTAATGTGCCAGCCGTAACCCGTTTGCGCGTGCAGATAGTCGTGCATGTCCTTGAGGGTAAGGCAGGACTGTTGAGCTACTTCGCACGCCGTCAGCCAGTCTTCACCCCTGACGTAGTAGCTGCCGCCGTGCGCTTTGGTCTCCAACTCGTAAATCCGGTCGCAGGTAAACTCGCCGACGATATTGCCATTTCCTACGGCCCCGCCGACAGGGATTGCCGTTTCAGCGTCCATGCATGCGATCAATTTCGTACCAAATCTATTCTGCATGAATGCAAGGTGCTTGTCCTTCGTGCAGTAGATATAGCACTTAAACGGCGTGTTCATCTTCGGCCGCGTCTTTCGCACCTCGATGGTCTTTTCGCCGTTGGCGATCTTCTCACACCACTTCGGGCGGATGCTCAGCATAACAGCCTTACTCATCCTTCATTGCCTCCAATGCCGCTTTGGCTTTCTCATAGGTGAGAAATACGGTCTTGCCAAATGCGCTGGGATTGACCCCATACTGTTCGCTTAATCCATCTACTGTGGAAAAGACAATGGTCATAGCGTGGCTTCCAATGTTCACAAATTCTATCACGCATTTGCGGGGGTGCCGCATCCCGTCAAGATTCGCCCACACTATATCGCCCACCTTGCACGGCAGCACCGCCAGCCGTCCGCCCTTGTCGCCCTCGGCCAGCTCGCGCAGGCGGGCAACGCCCTCCTGCTCCGCATCACGCATTACGATGTACCGTCCTTCCGCGTCTGCTCGCGCAAATTCGGCACAGCGTTCCGGCGTCAGCCCTGTCGCCTCATAGGCGCGCACGTCTTCCCGGGCCCTCAAATAATCCCGAATGAGCTGTTGCACCACGAACCGCTGCGTCATCGGCCACGCCGCAATTTGCTCTTGCAGCTTTTTCAATGCTTCGTCCGAAACCATCACTCCACCTCCTGACTCCAAAACTCACGGCGACAATCAATGCACACCCGATTTAGACAATCCCTGTGTCGGTTCCGATAATCAGCAGAAACGAGCTCTGGGCATAACCGCAAGCACCCATATTTGTCAATTTCCGCCTCCGGCCACTGCTCCAGAAACACGCTCTGCCGTGTCTTGCGCGGGTGTTCTTTTGACCATTTATCTACAATTTCAATTTGTTGTTCAGGTGCATATTTACTTTTTATTCCTACGAAACACTCCCCCAATCCATTTTCTTGACTATTAGCGGGGCACCCCTCACACCCAAATAGGCTGTCACACATTCTGGCACGTTCTTTAATAAACTTCACAGCGTCCATCACATTTCCCTCCTAAAACTTGAAGCTCTCTCTGAGCTTCTTGCCATTGAGATCCGCCTCCGCCGTAAAGTAGCGGCGCGCCTCGTTGATGTAGACGACGCGCCCGTGCGCAGTCGTCTCTTTCGTGGTCACGCTCAGGATGCCGTTACTGCCCTCAAATGCGGCAGGCTTCCAGCTGAATGGTTCACCGATGTACATGGTCAGGCCTCCTCACAAATGTCTACGATGTGCTCGCACAGAGCTGCCGGGATGATCGCTTTCTCTCTGCTGTTTTTCAGCCCCTGCGTCCCTGTCCTCGCCCCTCGCGGCGCGGGCACATGACACGGGTCTCCCTTGTGGCACATTGGTTTGAATTTCGGGTCTGGGTGGTTCGTCCAGATATCGGTCGGCTTCTGCCGCGTATCGCCGTACTGGCAATATGTGACCGTGTATCGCGGCAGTCCCTCCATCCACGTCATCTTGCGCAGCCCCCCACGTGGATTCTCGACGAACCAATACTTGGGGGATAGCGCCATGATGAGCCGCAGCACGTGTTGGTCGACTGCATCGCAAAACTTTGCATACTTGCTGATTGGATCCAAATTCCCCGTCACGGGGTCCTTGCGGCGGTGATGTGAGATCGCCGCAATAGAAAACGTTGCGCAGTCCGGGCTCGCCCAGATAACGTCCGGGCGCCCAAAGCGGTCCAAGATATCCTGCGCTGTGACGGTCATGATATCCACGTACCAATCGATATGGTCAAAGTCCTTATCCCACTCGATGGAATACACATCATGCCCACGCCGCTCGAACGCCTTGCCCACGCTCCGTGTCCCGGCAAATAGTTCCAGTACCTTCATGCGTCCGCCTCCTTTTTCCGTTTCTTCCAGCCGTCACATGGCACGTCGGCTTCAGACGGAATGAATACCGGGTAGCCTTTGCCCATGCCCCAGTTGTAGTCTTTGTCTCCATAGCGGAAGCAATAGCCATAGATGACGGCCTCGTCGCTGCGGACAAACGGCTCTCTCAGCGCCGCGTAGTTCCGACACGTCTCGCAGCTATGTACTGCTCCCTCGTGAGCCTCTGCCCAAAGCTTCGTCTGCTCTTCCGTGGTCACGTCAAGAATTTTCTTTGTCATCTCCGCCCCTCGCATTCTCCGAACATTTCACGGAACGTCAGTCCCGTCAAATCTTCCAGCGCCAGCAGCTTTTGGATGGTCGGCTCGATATCGCCCTTGACATATCGGCTGATGACCGACGCGCTGATTCCCGTTGCGGCGGCGAGCGTCGTCTGGTTGTAATTCGTCGATTCCAAAAACGCTTTCAGCCCCGGATATGGGCAGCGCTCCCACGGCGTTTTGCTCATAACAAATCGGCTCATGCGCGCGCCTCCTGCAAAAACAAACTCCCTTGTGAGATGCATTCCTCAAAGCGCCTTTCCTGCGCTTCGTAGTAGTGCTCGTCAATTTCGTACCCCACAAAATCGAGCCCAAGCTCCAATGCAGCGATACGGCTGCTCCCGCTGCCGAGATGTGTATCGAGTATCTTGTCTCCGGGCTTGGCGTACTTCTGAAGCAACCACACGTAAAGCGCCACAGGCTTCTGCGTCGGATGAATGCGCTGCTCGTTCAGCGCCTTATTTCCTTGCTGGATAAACCCCTCTGCGATGCTTTTGCCCTGCATCATGCCATTCCACATGTAGCGGAAAAGCCGCACGCTGTCATGGCAGTTTGTAGCTGCAATCTCGCAATCGCTAAAAGAGCTACCCTCGTTGCACTTGTCCCAAACAATGCGCCCCGGCGCAAAGTGATAGTCGAAATAGTTACAGCCCCAAACGATATAGCGCTTTGCGACACGTTCCAACTCATCGAAATATTCACGTGTCGGAATATCCCACTTCGGCGATATGGGGTAGTCTCTGTGCACACCGATTTTGCTGACCTTGCAGCCATAATATCCGCGCCGCTCCGGCCCGCTGAAATACGGCGGATCGACCACAGCAAGGTCAAAAGCCTTGTCCGGCAGATTCTTCATTGCCTTCATGCAATCGATATTTTCAGCAATGTTCATGCGCGCGCCTCCCCGTAGATCAGTGCGTCAAGCGACACGCCCAGCGCTTCGGCGATGTACAGGTACGTCGGCATTTTCGCGTACCACAGGCCGGTTTCAAGGTTATGTATTGTGGTCAGCCCGACGCCCGCCTTGTCGGCAAGCTGCTGCAAGGTCATCCCGCGCAGCTTACGCCATGCCAAAATCCGCGTGCCGATTTCCTGCTCAGTCGGAACGCCCTTCGGTGTTCCGCTCTCGAGCAGTAACGCGCTGACGGGTACGCCGAATACCCTTTCCAATCTCCCAAGCGATTCTAACTTTGGGTAACGCCGCCCCGTTTCCCACCAAGCGACGGGGCTTTGCGGCATGTCAATATCCGCCGCAAAGGACAACTGGGACAGGCCTTTCTTCTTGCGCAAATCGCGGATGCGATGGCCTAATTCCATTTCTGTGATCATCTTTTGTGCCTCCTTTTATCGCCTCGGGCGATCATCTTTCATGCGGCGGGTCTTGAAGCTCCGCGCGCCGTAATGCTCGGAGAGGTCCCGCGCCTCTTTCTGCTCTGCGGCCCGCTCTGCCTCACGCTTTTCATGGTCGGCCTTGTAATACTCGCAATGGCTGTGACAGCCCGGATGCCTCGCAGGCGGCTTGCAGAAGTGGCAATGCTCAAAGCTCATCTCACACCTCACGGATCGTGATGCCGAACTTGTCCTGCATCAGCTTCTTTTTCAGCAGATAGTCCTTCGTTTTCGCGCCCTTCGCGTCCTCGACCTCGCGCAGCCAGTGCACCGTGCCGTTGCAGTCCGGCTCGGTCGCCCGCTCGTAGGTAAAATCCGCGCGATAGACCATCGGCTTGATCCTCTCGCCCTCAATGGTCGTGTATCCCTCCACGAGCGTGAAATTCGCTTGTAGCCGCAAATTGCGGATCTTCCCCATTGCACGCAGCACTTTCAGCTCTCCGAACCGCGCCGCCTCACGCTCGGAATCGAACTTGATGCCGTCGCACACGATCTTGCGGTTTCCGTACTTGCTTTTCTTCGGCTTTTGCGTGCCTGCCAGCTTGTCAAGCACCTGCTTCTGCGCTTTAGGGCCCAGCCGTGCAAGGTCAGATGATGTCAGCGCCATCGTGTGCCTCCTCCTTGCTGTCCGCGGGATCGTCCCGCAGGCCGACCGCAATATGCATCACGTTCTTCTCATCGACGCGCTGGTGGATCTCGTATTCCCCCAGCAGCGGGTTCACCTTCGGCCTTTCGAGGTGGAGCGCCTTCATGCGTGGGATATCTTCTCCCGTGTCGGGGTCCTTCACTGCCTCGCCGTAGGCAAGTGCGATCTGGATAATCCAAGCGTCGAACGCCATGCGCAGCTGGTTCAGCCCCTTCATATCCTCGCGCAGCTTCGCATTCGATTTCATCAGCTCGCCGACTTTTTTCTGATATCTGCCGATTTCGTGCTCAAGCCGTTTTACCTTGTCTCTGTTTCTTTCGCTCATCGGTTCTCCGTCCTTTCGTAGTGCAGCGTCAGCGCCCGGGCGATCGGGCAGCGCCGCCATTCTTCGTTGGCGCAGTAGCGCCGCGTGTATTCGTCCAGCTCTTCTTTCGGCAGTTTTACTTGTGCGCCCTCGCAGTTGAGATAGTCGCGGTAGTCCCGCGAGTAAAACGGGCACTTGAAAATGCCCCCGCGATACCCGCTCACGGCGCACCGCCTGCCATTTCGGCAGCCGCCGCTTCCCACGTCAGCCCGTGTTCCCTCGCATAGCGGGAAACGCTCAGCAGGAACGCCTCCTGTTCGGCTGTCCGCTCGATGTATGGCTTCATCCACGCCACCGATACGCGCGGGGAAACTGCGCCCCTGATCTTTGCCAGCACTTGTCCGACCTTCGGGGGGAATCCCCTCGTATCCTCGGCGATCAGCGCATTCACTGCGTCCATCGCCTCGGCAGGGTCTTCATTGCCCAGCATGTCCGACCAGAGGGAAACCAGCTCTTCGGCTTCTGCACGGGTCATCTTGGCATAGGCCTGCGGATAAGCCTGTTTTAATCGCCCCAAAAGGCTAATTACGTCAGCTCTTTCCACGGTTCTTTTCCTCCTCAAGCATCTCGGCGAATACATCGCCGCCAGTAAAAGCCCCAGTGTTCCGATGTCCCCCAGCGCTCTCGGGCAGCTCATCGTCCCACCGGCCTTGATTCAGCCATGTGGCGGGGTGTGGAATAAACTGCCCGTTGTTCTGCGTCCATTGGTCGCTGCACTTCTGCCGCTCCACTGCGGTCACAAGTGTTTCGAGTGGTACTTTGACCCGCTCGAAAGCTCTCTTAGCAGACTGTTTCCCGATTTTTCGCGGGTAAACTGACCAAAAACGCTCGAATGCGTCCCCCGCAGAGGGGGATTTAGGGGGTATATCGTTTTCTGTCTTATGTTCTTTGTCTTCTGTCTTATGTCTTATGTTATTAGTAGGCTTGCATTTGATTGCGTTTGCTTGCATTTGCTTGCGTTTGCTTGCATTTGCTTTTGACGCTCTGCCGCCAGCCGCTCCATTTTGAGCCAGCGTACCGGATTTTTGAGCGTCACGGTCGACGACCGCCTTGAATACCGGAAATAAAAGGGACTCTCTCCCGAGGGTATCAGGGATTTCACCCGACCTGGCATATTCTAAAATCGCAACAAACAGACGGCCTTTTTCGTCATCTTCCAGCGCTGCTGTTTGCTCGATCCAGTCGTAATATGCCTTTACATAGCACCTTGTAGATGCAGCTCCCATACTGTCACCGCCTTAAAACGGCAGCTCGCCGTCATCCTCGCTGACCTCCGCAAAGCCATCTGTCGCGCTCTCTGTGGCGTATTGCGGTGCGGCGGAGTTGTTATCCTCCGAGCGCCTGTTGTCTGCGAAATACACGTTGTCAGCCTGTACCTCGTAGCTCCTGCGCTTGTTGCCGTTCTTGTCCGTCCAGTCGCGCATCTGCAAGCGCCCCTCGACGCCGATCAACCGCCCGCGTCCGGCGTAGTTGCAGAGCACTTCTGCCGTGCCGCGCCATGCGACAACGTCGATCCAGTCTGTGCTGCCCTCCTTGCCGTTGCGGTCAACGGCAAGAGGGAACGACACAACGGATACGCCGCTGTTCGTCTTTTTCAGCTCCAAGTCACGCCCGATGCGTCCCATCAGGCACACGCGGTTCATGCTCACTGTGCGTCACCGTCGCTTTCGATGACCTCGCCGGTCGTCTCGTCCACGGTGAAGTTCTCCGCCTCGATGACCGTGTCATCGCTCACAGAATACATGTCCTCGCTGATCTTCGTTTTGATGGTCTCGTCCTGCGCCACCGCGCGAACAAAGTCACTCTTAAGCGGCGCATACTTGAGCACGCGCTTGAGCACAGTCTTCTTCGCCATCTCCTCGAAGTTCGTCTGCCACGGGCCATTGCTGTAGGCCTTGGAAAAGCGCTTTGCGTGGCTGCGAACGTCCTCGACGCTCATCACGTCGTAGCCGAATCCTCCGTCCTTCGTGCGGAACATTGCGTAGATAAATTTCGGCTCGCCGCGCTCGCCGCTGGCGGGCTTGTGGTTGAGTTTCGGCTCAAGGCCGAAGGAATATTCAAACTCGTCGTTCTCGTAAACGACCTGCGCCTGAATGATGCTGACCTCACCGCTGCGGTACGCGAGGTCAATAAGCCCCTTGTATCCCAGTTGGAATTGGCATTCCAGTTGGCCATGGTTGCGGTACGGGATCAGGTACGCCTGCCCGAGCGGCGTGTTCGGCTCCATGCCGAGCTGTGCTGCCGTCATCATCGCGCCGAGGAAGCTCTGCGGCGTGGTCTGCGCGAGCTGTTTGTTTGCGCTCAGAGCGGAAAGCGTGATGCGCGTGAAGCGCTCCGGCGTGATGACGCTCGGCAGTGCCTTTGCGATCTCACCCTCCATCTGCTTGATGTACTGCTGCATCGTGGGATTGCCTTTCTTTACGGCCTGCGCACCCTGCGCGTTCTGAATCAATCCTTCCTTCATCTTTCCTTTTCCTCCTTCACCGCAAATTTGCGGAAATTTGTCGTTTTGTAGTAATTGCTCAAGTCCATTTCGGGGTGATCCTTCGCAAATGCCCTCGCGTCGAATGTCTGTCGGCTCTGCGCCTTCCAGTCGACCGTGAATCGCCCGCAGTATCCGCGATCATTGTCACCAAGGTCGTTCATGAGCTGCTGCTTGATGGTGTCCGCGCCCTTCTCGATGGCTTTCTTACGGCTCATCAAGTACTGGTACTGCTCGACAAGCCTCTCGCGCCCGAACAACTCAACCTCTCCGCCGCCGCCCTCGTAGATGCTCGTGATCGTCTCCGTCGTGCTCTCCATACCGTCCATCGGCGGCGGGCTGTCAGCCTCCACGTAGTCGTGCCAGAAGTCCGCTGCGCAGCGTTTCAGCGCCTCGATCTCTTCTGGGCTGACATATACGCTACTCTCGCACCATCCGGGAACATAGTCATCGGGAACGGTCGTGATCTGGTAGCAGTAAAAGCCCTTGCCCAGCACCAGCGCCGCCAAGAACCAGCGTTCCCAGCCCGTCACGGCGAGATATGTCACGCACTGCGCGTAATAGCTCTCGGGGAATTCGCCAACTGCATAGCGCTTCATGTTCAGCGCATTCGCGGTCTTGCATTCAAGGCCCGCGTGCCAACCAGCCGGTAACACCATGCGGTCAATGTTCGCATGTAGGCACGGAGCCTCATCGTTACGCAGGATGTAGTTCACCTTGCGGACACGCAACCCTGTTTTTATCTCGAATCGAGTTGCGACGTATCCCTCGAGGTCTCTCCCGATTCGCATTGCCTCGTTTTCCGGCTCTTCGCCGATCCTGCCGGTCTTTTCCGCCCATACCGTATAAGGCGAACGGTAGCGGTTCAGCCCCAGCACGGCGCCCATGTCACTGCCGCCGAGGCTCTTCCGCCGCTCTTCAAGCCACTCCTCGCGGCTCATCCCGAGCGTCGATATCTTCTGCATCTTCATCTTTCGTTACCTCGATGTCTTCCGCCCCGCAGAAGGGGCAGCATAGTATCGTTTGCGTCTCCACGCCGCGCTCCCCGTCAAGGTTCTCGCGCCTGCGCAAGACGTCGGGCTCGTCAAAGGTCAGCCCGCACCATTCACAGCGGTACATCACATCATCGCCGATGCCGCGATGAGCACCGCCGCCAGCAGCAAGCAGATACCGGCAAAAAGCATCGCCTCATCCGCCTTGCGCTGCTCTCTCGTGCGCTTGTCGTGCCGTCTCATCGTCTGCACCCCCTGTCGAGGAATGGGAGCAGCTCATACAGCACCTTGCACACCGCACACGCGCCGATGACGGCAAGTCCCGTCGTGAAGTCGCAGCCGTTGAGCGCGATCACCGCAGCGGCGATGCCACCGAAAAACAGCGTGTCGATCATGCCTCCACCTCGCGTTCCGAGATCCACTCGTTCACGAGGCGAGTGTAGATTTGGAAGATTCTGCGCTTGCCGCCGCGGATGCACACGCCAAAGGGGTAAACCCGCTGCTCAAGGCCGTCTGCCAGCGATTCGTTCGAAATGCTCAGCCCGTGTTCTCTCAGATACGCCGCGCACTCGTTTAAGTCCATCGTCTGAATCGTCTTCATCTTTGCTTCCTCCTTACTCCTTCGGGATCAGCCGCGTCACCGGCACATTCAGGTGCTTCGCAATGCGCATCACCGTGTAAAGGCTCGGGATTCGCCCTTCTTTCCACGCCGTCACATTGCTTTTGCTCATTCCGAGCGCCACGCATACGGCGCTCGGCGTCGTGCGCTTCTTCTTGCACACTTCTTTCAGCAGTTCGTAAAACAAGTCATTCCCTCCATTCAAATAGTTTGAATTAGAGAACCTTTTGTGATAGAATAAAGCTGCACGTGCGGAAAGGGGTGATGCCCATGCAGGCCACTTCGGCTATCGCAGGCTTCATGCCTAATTTCCTGTGTTCCCGGTAACTGAACGGACAGCGGTGCGGTCAGCGCACCCGTTTCTCATACGAAGCCGTTCAACCGCGCCGAGGGGTGCTCGCCTGCACCCGCAACGCGGCGGAAACAAAGTGTGACGAGATACGGTGGGAAGGCGACCCGCCGCATTCTCAACCGCGCGTTTGCCTCACCCTATCACAAAAGGCTCTTGACAGTTCGCGGGAAAGTACTTATAATGTGAGTACCACCAAACAGAATAAGTGCATTGCCGTGAACCTTACGGTATTTATAATAGTACATCAGCGTGAACTTGTCAATGAATTTGTTCACGGAAATGCACTTTTTGTCAGCCTGTACAAAATGGGTATTTTTATATGTGTACTATTTACAACAACATCAAATCATTGTGCGATGAGCGCGGAGTAAAACCGGGCAGAATGTGTGTCGAATTAGGCATGAGCAAGAGCATTTTGACGGGTCTAAAAAATGGAACGAAGAAGAATATCCAAACCGACACCGCCCAAAAGATCGCAGACTACTTCGGCGTGACCGTCGACCGCGTGCTCGGCACAGAAAAAGAGACCGCCGTCCCGAAGGACGTCGGCCTTTCCCCGATGGAATCTCAGTTAATGGAATATGTCCGCACGCTTACGGACGATCAAAAGAAGATGCTGCTGGCACAGTTGCAGGCGCTAAAGAATCAAGAATGATCCGTTTCTGTTCATCGCTGAGATCTCGGAACGCCTGTAAAATTTCGCTGTCGATGTCTTTCATCTATGTATCCTCCGTTCAAGTTGTTTCACCTATTATCTCTCATAAACCAACCATTTTCACCACGAGGGCGTGCTTTCATGGGAATGTATAACGACCCGGAATATTTTGAAAAGCGCGCGCGATACCAGCGCCGCGTAATAAAGAAGATCGTAGACCTGATTCTTTCGGTTTTCCGTGTAAAATAAGGAAGTGATGTTATGCAGTTTAATGTGGCATCTGCATTGGGTTCTCTCGCGTTGACTGCTTCCATATATGGCGCAGGGCCTCTTCTCTTGCGGTTGCGAAAAGGCCCCATTTCATCAAAGGCTCTAAAATGGCTGCACATTGGGTACACAGCTATTTTGGCATTTGCATTTTCCATCTATGATTTTTCTAATGGGTACGACATCAGTTTTTCCCCCGCGATTCTTTGGGGCAGCATTTTCTATTGGTGGAATCGAAGCTATTTTGAAAAGTACAACTATCCGCCGGTTCAACCAGCCACCCCTGCGCAGGCAGCTCCGGCTTCGCCTGATCCCGTCCTGTCAGGGACGGAGCTGCCTGCCGTCATCCCCGAAAAGAAGGTTAAAAAGGCTACGCAGCGGGCGTTGACGATTGGCCTTGTTGTCGCTCTTGCGCTGAGCCTCGCTGGGAATGTCTGGCAATCTCTGGCATGGAATGCAGAGAAAAAAGAGTTTGATTCCGAGTTAAAGGGAAAAGACCAGGCGATTTCCAATTTGAAAAGTGCGAACATCTCTCTTAAATCAGAGATTTCCGACTTGGAAACATACCGCGTTGATACTTACTATACGACAGGGTATATCGTAAGCGGGTCAAATTACTACCATAGATATGATTGTCCGGTATTCAAAGCGGCAAATACATACCAATCGCACAACACAAAGTTTTGCGAATGGCTCGGGTATAGCGCTTGTCCTGTGTGCAAGTCCGGATTTCTCATAAACTTTAATAGCAAAATGCCGCAGCAGTCTGCGCCGTAGGCGGTTTGAGTAAAGCCCTCGCCGCCTCTGCAACACCGGCGAGGGCTTTTCAGCAGCAGCGGGGAGCGGTCGCCGCTGCTTGTTTTGACCATATCGCGCTTTACCTTACCACTTCAATACCAAGACTTTGCAACACGACGGTATTCGACCGCGTTCGACAGACCCACTTTTGGCACCCAAAACGGGCAGAAACCGGAAAAGTTAAGGTGATGTAAATGAACATTCAAAAGCTGTGCAGAATCCGTAAAGAAGAACTGAAACTGACCTACCACGACATTTCCGACGCTTCCGGCGTGCCGCTGTCCACCGTCCAGAACTTCTTTTCCAAAATGTCGAAAGCCCCGTCCATTTACACTGTCGCGCCGATCTGCAAGGTGCTCGGCATATCCCTTGATGAAGTGTTCGGAATTTCCGAACACTTGACGCCGACTGAGGAAACTTTGCAAGCGCGCAACGATGAGCTGGAACGCCACGTTGACGCAAAGGCTGATACCATCGAGATCATGCGGCGCGGTGTCCGTATCCGTAACGGCGTGGTTGCTATAATGTTCCTCATCATCGTTTTTCTCACTGTGTGGTGCGTGTACATTGATTTTCATTGTATAGATTACGGATTTTGGAGGGGCTGACATGGCAAATTGCATCAAATGTAAAGCAGCGCTGCCGGATGGCGCGCTGTTTTGTCCTATGTGCGGCAAAAAGCAGGTCGCCGAAAAGCGCAAGGCGCTCAAGCGCGCCAATGGAACCGGAACGGTATATAAGCTTTCCGGGCGCAGGTCGCGCCCGTGGGTCGCTGCAAAGAATCGGGTCATCATCGGATACTACCCAAAGAAGTCTGACGCGCTGGAAGCGCTGGAACGGCTATCCGGCAAACCGCTGGACGAGCGATACAATATGACCTTTTCCGAAGTGTTCGATGCGTGGAAAGCGGAGCACTACCGCGAGATCGGGCCCTCCGGCGTAGAATCCTATGAAAACGCCTATAAGGTGTTCAAGCCGCTCTACGATAAGAAATTCCGCGACCTGCGCGCTTCCGACTTCCAGTCCGTTGTGGATATTCACATGAGCAAGTCCCACTCCACCGTTTCGAAATACAAGCAGCTCGCGACACAAATGTCAAACTGGGCCATGCGGGAAGAGATTTGCGTGACAAATTTTGCGCATTACATCAAACTTCCCGAAAACGTGAAAAAGGAAAAGGAGATTTTCACTGAGGACGATATTGAAAAGCTGGAATCCAACGGCAGCGACGCAGCGAAGATCGTGCTTATGCTTCTATCGACCGGCATGCGCATCGGTGAGCTATTTTCCCTGCCCGTCGCATCTTATCATGAGACCTACGTGATTGGCGGTGAGAAAACGGAAGCCGGGCGTAACCGTGTAATTCCGATTCGGGGAGAGGGCAAGCCTTACTTTGCGTATTTCGCATCCAAAGCGACTGGGCCACTGTTGCTTTCCGGTTATGAGGGTCAGCATTCCCCCGAAAATTACCGAAAGCGCGATTATTACCCCTTGCTGTCCCGCCTCGGGATAGAAAAAAAGACACCCCATGCCACGCGCCACACTTACGCCACGCGCGCAGTAAAGGAAGGTCTTCCGCCAGAAATCCTTCAAAAAGTTCTCGGCCATGCAGATTATTCTACTACTGCAAACATTTACACCCATATTGACCCCGATACGATCGTAGCGGCTGTTACAGGCACGTTACTAACAAAACCGGAATCGGGCAAAAAGAAAAAGCCTTGAAACCGTTGAGTTTCAAGGCTTTTTTGGTGGAGACTGCTGGACTCGAACCAGTGACCTCCTGCGTGTGAAGCAGGCGCTCTAACCAGCTGAGCTAAGCCTCCAAGTTGGTGACCCGTACGGGATTCGAACCCATGTTACAGCCGTGAAAGGGCCGTGTCTTAACCACTTGACCAACGGGCCATATGATGCACGGGATGCTTTCGCATCCCGTGCATCTGGTAGCGGCACCTGGATTTGAACCGGGGACACTGCGGGTATGAACCGCATGCTCTAGCCAGCTGAGCTATGCCGCCAAATATTCCTGCTCGACAGGACAGAAGCTACTATACCAAATAAG